ACGAATACAGACCTTGGCATGATATGATTGAGTATTTCCTAGAACGTGATTACTGGTGTACCCTAGACATGGATGTCGATAGTATGGGCGAATTCCATGACGGAAATCTATGCGAATATCGTAGATTTATTCCCATGATTAGTGTTAAACTACCATATATTAACTTACTTAATTATAATGCGGTACTAAAAATAGATGACCGTGACTTTGAATCAACTAACCCAGGAGTATGGTGTCACCGTGTACATAAACTTACAAACCCAGAATCCTTCACCGACTGGGATCAATACAAAAATGACTCAATCGCCTAAACCGCGTGTCAAAAAAATTAAATCACGCTTGGTAGGTAAAAAAGTCAGTCTCAAGCCTGTTCAACGTGCTAGAGAATTAGAAGATGCCATAGCTGACATTGGGTTCACACTTAATCTAGGACGAGGTGTAGATTTACCTGAAGTTGGGATAGACATCAAAACTAGAGATGTAGATGCTGTTTCTCCACATACTGTAGCTAGTATGACAGCTGATAGTATTGTTGTTACACCTTATCGTAATAGTAATGTGTTTGATAAAATTCAAAAACAACATAGGATCAAGACTCAAAACGGTGTTGTGGTAGATGAATTTACTTACGATTTCAGCGCACCTTATATTCAAGAATGGATTGAATCGGCTTATGAGGCAGCTCGTGCTCAAATGATTGCTGGAGCAAGGGGTAGCTACATATCTGGCACGGAATATGGTTATTTTGAACAGAGCACTACATCAGAAAATACTTACAGTTTTAGGATGTCGGATTCGGCAATGACTCGTATTGAACGCATTGCTCGCAGCACTTACAGTGATTTATTTACAGAGAACTAATATGGACCAAAGAGACCTAGCACTAGCAGACACACGTAAACGAATTCAAGATCGTGCTCGTCGTCGGATTTGGGTTACTTTTCGCAAGGAAGGTATTCACAAATATCCAGCGGCAGCTACAGACCCGGCACTAGCCACTGGCGACGAGTACGATGTCTCGTTTTTAGGAACACCACACAGACACATCTTTCACTTTACAGTAGCTATTGAAGTATTTCACAACGACAGGGATATTGAGTTTATCCAATTCAAACGCTGGCTAGAAAAGTTGTATGCTGGCACTCTTGAATTAAATTTTAAGAGCTGTGAGATGATCAGTGACGACTTATACCAAGCGATTGCCACTCGTTATCCCAATCGTGACATCGAAATTACCGTCGCAGAGGACGGAGAGAATGGTGCCACTGTTTATTATCTTAAATCTCAACCACAACTTATCTCAGTATAAGGAAAAACAAAATGTCTAGAAAAGGCATCAAGAAGTACCTGCAATTCAAACCCGAAGTAACACGTATTTTTGACGAGTTAGATCGGTTCCGTGACTTTTGTCGCGAGTTTGGCTATGTGTTCAATGAAGCACATCTTGGCAACAACCACAGTCCCTATGCCGACTTTGTTCGTTGGCAAAATGGCAAGTATCCTCGTGATAATTGGGGGTACATGATCAAGCAGGCCAAACGCAATGCGTAAGTTATTCTATATGGGCTTGGAGCCCTACAAGGCCAGATACACTCTACAGTTACAAGAGTGGAATCGGTCTGTGTTCGAGCGTAGGCGTATCAATTACTTTATTGTTGAGGGAGAAACATTGAGTAATGATCAAGCCATTGTAACTGGTCAGGTCTTAGATGCACATGGACGCAGTTACTTTGGCATGAGCCAAATGATGAACTTGGTCAAGTTAATGAAAGCAGGAGCAGTTACCAGTGACGATGTTATCTACTTTGAAGACATGTTTCAACCAGGCATCGAGAGCTTACCTTACATTCTCGATCAAGTTGACGCCGCTCATCGCCCTAGGGTATTTGTGCGTTGTCTTGCACAAGCCATTGACCCTGATGACTTCGTTCATGTATGGAACATGGAATCGTGGATGGCTTGTTATGAGCACATGGTTAATTCCTTTGTTACAGGTGTGCTGGCCACTAATGAAGAAATGGTAGCACACATGAAGATTGCAGGTTGGCAGGCTCCAATCTACAATATTTCTGGCTTGGCATTTGGTAAGAATGAAGTACGTGGTCGTGTACTAGGACCACTGAAACCATTTGAAGATCGTGCGTTTCGTGTAGGCTTTGCTGCACGTTGGGATCAAGAGAAACAGCCTGACTTTTACATGGACCTAATTGAACGATATCATGCACTAGCAGATAGTTTAGATTATTTGCCTTGGGTTGAGTTTGCTGTGTTTTCTGGTGCCAAATTGCGTAGTAACAATTCTAGTTATATGGAACGTACCAGAAAGTTACAAGCAGAGGGTAAACTGGTCATATATGAGGACTTAGAAAAGAATGACTACTATGATCTACTTAATGATACTAGGGTTCTTTTTAATTGTGCTCTACAAGATTGGGTGTCAAACACAGTTAGTGAAGCCGACACACTTGGCGCTAATGTTCTGTATCCTGCTTATCGCAGCTTTCCTGAGACTTTTGCCAACGATCACGAACGACTTTATGTCCCTTGGAGCCTAGATGATGCTGTACAGAAGTTAATTCCATTACTGCGTCATCCACATAAAAACATGGGTCGAATCAGTGACTACAACGATGGCACCATTGATCGTATTTGTGATATCTTAGCGGGCAAAGGCGAGCATATGTTGCGTATGTCTAAGGACTATAGAAAGCATGTAGCGCCAGCTAAATATTGATATATAGGAGGTGTATGATGCGTACCTTGATTACTAGTATGATTGCAGCCAGTCTATTAACCGTGGCTATGCCAGTCGAAGCTCATGGAACTAGACACATGGTAGCAAGAGGGTGGCACCACGCACCTCCAGTATATAGAAATTATTGGGTAGGTCCTGCCATTGTAGGCGGTGTCATTGCTGGTGCCGCCCTTAGTCATTACGCTAATCCGCCTGTGGTTTACGTAGAAACTGTACCAGTTCAACGAGCTGCTCCTATTTGTACAGAGTGGCGTGAAGTGCGTACTGAAGATGGTCGCATAATTCAAGAGCGTACCTGCACACAGCAATAAGTAAATAGATAATCAACAAGCCCAAGACAGGGCGGAGGTTCAATGTCAAAAACAATCATTATCACAGGTGCCGCCGGTTATGTAGGCGGACATACTGCCTTACGATTCAAAGAAGCCGGATATACTGTAATTGGCGTAGATAGAGCAATAACTATTCCTGCTGCTATAGAACACTTAGATGAATTTCTTTGTACAGACTTTGTGGACATAGTAGATTACTGTGCTCCACTTAGAGAAGCCGGTGCTATTATTCATTGTGCAGGTACCAGTCTAGTGGGGCCTAGCCTATCCAATCCAGGTGAATACTACAATAACAATACTGCCAAAACTAATCGCATGTTGGCGTGGCTAGCCGATAAAGGTTGGGCAGGTAGTATTATTTTCAGTAGCTCGGCTGCTATATACGGTAACTATGCTCATTGTCCTATTGCTGAATCATCAGCATATAAGTCTACACCTATTAATCCTTATGGTTGGTCTAAGTTAATGACCGAACGTGTCATAGCAGACCACTGTAATGCACATGGGTTTCGTGGTATCAGTCTGCGGTATTTTAATGCCGCTGGTTGTGATCCCGAAGGTAGAATGGGTTGTGCTCAAGATGGTACTCACTTAGTTACTCGTATCGTAGATGGTACTCTAAGTGGCAACGAAATTGTTATTTTCGGTAACGATTATGATACTAGAGACGGGACCTGTGTACGCGACTACATTCATGTATCAGACCTAGCCGATGCTCATTTAGAAGCAGTATGTTTGGCAGAAGGCATGAAGACCGGAGAACATCGTAGTTATAACTTAGGCACAGGGCGTGGATACAGTAATCGAGAAGTTTTAGAACAAGTTGCTGCCTATGCTGGTACTAAGTTAAATTGGCGGTTTGGTCCAAGGCGTGAAGGGGATCCTGATCAATTATATGCGGATCCACGTAGGTTCATGCAAGATACAGCCTGGCGGCCAAGTCATAGTAGCATAGCCGATATCGCTAGTACAACATTTAATTGGATGAAAAAAACCTATTATAACAATTGACACAGCGGTCTAAATACATTACACTTACACATATGGCAATCCTCTGCCTTATCATCGGAGAACAATTTGAATCACAATCAACAACTAGTAGAAGAAGCACCTTACCATCCTGGCTATGAAGGTGCTGTATTTGGTAGACCCATGAGCGAAGTAATTCGTGATAGGATCCGCCAAGCAGGAGCCAGATTCCACGCTAACGACAACATCGCAGACTATATCAACAGCGACGAGGAAATCGATCGCTTGGTTGATGAGGTCGCTGGTCAATTTCAGGGTGTACTAAATAGTTTAGTAATCGACACTGTTAATGATCATAACACGCAAGACACTGCAAGGCGTGTGGCTAAGATGTTTGTACGTGAGACTTTTAGTGGACGGTATCGTTCAGTTCCTAAAGTCACAGCTTTTCCCAACTTGGGCTATAAAAGCCTTTATACCACAGGACCTATTAGTATCAGATCAACATGCGCTCACCATTTTCAAAATATCGTTGGACGATGCTGGGTGGGGATAGTGCCCGAAGGCGAAGTAATTGGTTTGAGCAAATTCAACAGGCTCGTGCATCACATCTGCGAAAGACCGCAGATACAGGAGGAAATGACCACACAGATTGCGTCTGCACTCCGCGACTATGCCAAGACCGAAAATATTGCCGTCGTAGTGAAAGCTGAACATCATTGTATGACCATGCGTGGTGTGAGGGAGCATGAGAATGACATGGTTACTGCTATCATGTTAGGTGCTTTTGAAACAGACCAAGCACTAAAGAAAGAGTTTTATGACATACTAAAACTTAATCGTTAAAAGCTGGATTTTGCGACATGACAACTAAATATATTATAGGAGGTTGTCATGTCAAGTTACTTTTATATTATTCAGTTTGTATTGACAAAACAATATTACGCAGGTAGTAGATATACCAAACGATTAAATGAGAATAGTATCAAGAATGATCTTTGGCACAGGTATTTTACTTCATCGAAACTAGTCAAAATGCTCATTAAAAAATTTGGTAAGGAATCTTTTGTAATTAAAAAAATAAAAATTTTTCAAGATCAAGAT